TCTGGTTTTTCAATTAATGCCTTATTAACTGAATCCTCAATACTTGTTTCTTGTTCTTTGCTTTTAATATATCTAATTGCTTCAAAGTATGTTCTGTTAGATGTGTGCATTATAAATTCAATAAGGCTTTTTGTTGTTTGGCATCCAAAACAAAAAAATGTTCCATGATCTTTTGATACTTCTCCAGCAGGAGTTCTATTGTTATTGTGGTATGGACAAAAAACAATATAGTCAGTCCCATACTCTGCTTCAATATCAATTCCAGCACCAGTGAGAACACGACGGACTTGCTCTGCCGTATACATATCTTTAACCATTTTTATCCTCATAGTCTTTATAGCGATAGTATCCTCTATCAAAGTCTACTTGAACTAAAAAATCACCCATAAAACCATTTCTATTTTTTCTAAATACGCATTCAATAATATCACTATTGGTAGCACGACCAAGAGCCATTACCCAGTCAGCATCATATGCAATCTGTCTAGACCAAGCAGTCTGCCCTAAAGTTGGTGGGCTAGACAAATCTTTAACATCATCTGGTGTAGCAGAAGAAATAGCCATAATTGGAACCTCTTCACTAATAGACATTAGTTTAAGTTCTCGTGAAAGGTTTTTCATTCGTACCGTTTCATTATCTGACTTTTGATTTGGAGACATAAGTTGTAAATAATCAACAACAACAAAGTCTGGCTTATACTGATCAATCTTTCCACGTATAACTGAAGGAGTTACTTCTCCACCACTATCATTGGAAATAATATGAAACTCTGGTTTACCCTGCAACTTATCAGCATGCCATTTTTTAAGCATATCAATTTCTACTTCGCCATTACTAAGTTTACGATGAGACCAAAGACCTTCACCCATAATTGCAAATACACGATTACGAACTTCTGTTTCAGACATTTCAAGACTTATGACTAGTGGGCTACGACCCTGTTTCCAAGCCTGTACAGCGAAATACAGAGCCAACCAAGACTTTCCGATACCTGGGTATGCAAGAAAGACTCCAAGTTGTCCTGGCATAATTCCAGAAGGTAGGTAGTTATCAAATCCTGGCAAGCCAGTTTTAATTCCAACCTGTCCAAGATCCTGCATCTTCTTTACATTTTCAAAATAAGCAACTGCAGAGTCAAGGTCTGTTACTTCAATATCTCTAATTGCAGCAGTGTTCTTTTTAAGTTCTGATGTTTTTGTAATTAAATGTTCAAGAGCATTGTTACCATTACCGCTTTGAACTTCACCTGCTGCATTGCGTAAAATATCTTTAAGGCTATCATTTAAATATTCTGATTGTAATTCTTCAAGGTGATGCTTAGTTGCACCAACCCCTTCTACTGGATTAAAGTCTCTAAATTTTTCTACAACTAATGATGTTGGTGGAACTGATTGATTGTTTTCTGAATACTGTCTGATAAAATTCCAGACATCGTTATGAGTTCTTAAAAGATTATCAACATTGGCTTGTAACAATACATGGATTTGTTTATCATTTAATACTGCTGTAATTAACTTTGCTTCTGTATTATTCACTAATCCACTTCCTTGCTAGTTCCCTGCGCTCTGTTCTTTCTTTAATATCTTGCTCTACTTCTAGTTTACCATTAAGAATTTTTTCTGCATTGTATGCAAAGTAATTCCAAGTAGGATTTTCTGCTATCTTAAAGTAATAATCTAATAAATCATAACATTGAGAAATCCCGTATGACTCAACAAGAGCATCTGCAGCCCATTGTTCAACATTAAGATTCATATTAGACTTGGCTTCATATCTTTGTAGATGTAACTTATTATATCTACTTAGCAAAGCCATACGGTCTTTGCGTTCAGCCATATTAGTCCTCTAGAAGTGATTCTTTTGCGTCTTTTACCTTTTGAATAACTTGATTCTCAACAAAAGTATAAACACGATCCATTGCATCGCCAGTGGTTTCTCCTTGGCGTACATTATCAACTACCCCAAGATCAACTCTAAGGGATTGAAAATTTCCTAAGTTTAATGTGTATCCCAGTGTTGCTGATACCTTTGTGCTGTTATTTTCTTCCATACCCCACCATTTCTGTTATTAAATATTCTCTGCCCACACAGGAATAAACCTGCCATCTTCTGTCTTCGTATATGTAAGTATACCGTCTCCCATTCGCCTTGTCAATTCTTGGCTTGTAGGAGTCATATTATTTGTTATTAATTTGTCTTTTCTTGGTTGCCCTATATGTATAGTAGCCAGTATAGCACGTATATCTCTTACCATGCTTTCTGAGTAGTAAGACCTTATTCTAAATCCACGCTCACCATTTATCTTAGCACCAATTGGTGGTGGTATCATTCCAGTCTTAATTAACTTTGGCATATATTTTCTATGACGATTAACTAATTTAGCAGTCTCTGCAACTGTATATGCCCGCTCTCTATTTTTTCTAAAGTCTGCACGTAGACATGTTTCAAGTCTATCTTTTGTAATATTATAAACAGAAACTAGACCAGTAGATCTGGAACTATGATAGAGTCTAACAAGATCACCATTAAGAAACCATATTTTTTTATTGCCCTTAATTACAGTCTCGTTATTGTATGTTTCGCTCTGAATAATTCCTTTGCTAGTAACCATCTTCCCTCTTCACTTTCTGTTGGCGGATGAAAAAACCTTCTTGATCCGCAAACAATACAATAGGTTTCAATATGTTGAACTCCGCTATATTGTCTATCAATAAATAAACGACCACCACACTTTTTGCAATTTATCATTAAATGTTTTTCTAATTTGGAATACCAATAATGATTAGGTGTACTGCTAAAGATAAATCTCCAGATGCACCAAATCTTACTAGACCCTCAACTCTTGATGTTGTAACATTTTTTAAAATTACTGTTACGTTTTGTCCAGCAGGTGTGTTTCCTATGTTTACTGCAGTTGCAGTTGCAATGGGGGCAAACTTAAAATCGCTAGGAAAATCGTATGAAAATATTTTTTCATTGCCAGCACTGACAGTTGAGTTGTTTGCAACTTCAACATATCCACCAACAACACGAGCATCTGATGTTTTGATGTTTTGTTTTCCAGCAGAGACTGTATCAATTGTTGTGTAGTTATAAGTTGCAGAAGAAACCTGTGTTGAAAGGTCGTTAATCGTGTCTGCCAACTGATAGATGTATGTAACATCTAATGGTTGCCCTCGTTCTGGTAGTGGTACTTTTGCCATGTTATCTCCTTATTTCAATTATACTATAGATACTACGCTTGATTCAAATATTGTTAATGCTGCATTTCTTGTTTTATTAATACCTTCAACTTGAATTGCTACCCTTGCACTAGTGGTTCCTGTCTTTAAAAATGTATATGTATGTGTTGGAGATGTTCCGTGGTATTCATATGCTCCACCATCAAATTTAACAAAAATATCATACGATGGCCTATTTAGTTCATCTCCCCAAACAGCAATTAAAATACCTCCAGTATAGATTAGTTGTCCATTAACCTGTTGAGTATCTTGTGCTGGAACAACAAAAATTGGAGACCAATGGGATGATCTGTTTTTGTCATCAGATACAACTCTATATCTTATTAAATGTTCGTTATCATCACCAACTGGTGGTAATTGATTTTTAGGAATTCTAACTTTTTTAATACCTTGATCAGCCATTATGATGTCATATCTACTGATAAGCCTATAGCAAATCTAAACTCAATATAATTACTTGTGTTTGATGGTTTTACTACAGTTGTTGCGTCTGTATTTTTAATTACTGAATATCCTGTTAATCCGTAAAGTGGATTAACCGTTGCAACATTTTCTAGTCTTAGTGCATCTAAAGCAACATAATAATTTGGTGATGGGACTCCAATTGGACCACTCTCTTCTGCAAATACACATGCATAAATTTTAACAACTGTAACAGCATTCCAAGTAAAGTTAGCAGACGTATATAAATCTTGAAGTTGCTTTGTTACTACAAAATATCTTTCTGTAGAAAAATCATATGCTCCACCACTACTATCATCTACAACTTCTGCCTCAAACCTTGCAAACTCTGACCCAGCCTCCTCTGTTGCTGCAAACTCAACTAAGATTCTAACAGATTCTGGACTGCTTACAGAGTCTCCATCTTTATTGACTAAAGAAAATGCTAACTTTAATTCATCTATTGGAGAGTTTCTTGTAAAGTCAATAGTTCCGCCAGTTAAGTGTATGTGATTTGATCCTGGCTCAACTACAAAATGATCTTGTGCTGCTCCACTTTCTTCACTAATTGAAAGATCAGAATCATCACCTTGAATCATAATAATATTATTTAAAAACCTACATCTTTCATATCTGTCTGCACGAGATTGTTTATAAAAAATTGTATTATCTGCGTTTGTTTGAAATAC